CCTACCGATATGGTGAAACTCGTTAAGATGTCCTGTCCTCTGCTTATCAAACTCTCTTTGTAGCCTATTAGCCTCAAGAATGTCTGTGATGTCCTGCTTGGTCTCGATGACAATCCCACCGTCACCGTCCGCATGTACTGTCTGAGTCCGTATCGGTTTACTCATAAATTCCTTTGTAGGTAGCCCCCACCGTTAGGCAGGGGCTATTTGCTACTTATTACAGAGACATATCAAGGTCAGCAATGATGCCATGTGCGGCTTCATTCTTAACCTCAAGCGTTACTTCAGCCAGAAGCTGAGTATTCTCGCTGTCGCCGGTCTTAGCCAGATCATTGGTCTGGAATGGACGGAGATATGCAAGTGCTGCGTACTCAGGATCAAGTACCAGAGCATCGCGGGTACGCATGAAGCGGTTAGGAACAACCGACATCGTGCCAAAGTCCGACATATAAACGTCAGCAGCACCGATAATGGTGGTCGGAGTATTGCCCGGAGCCATGTAACGCTGTGCAGCGATACCAGCAAACGACGATACCTTCTGCTTACCAGCAGCACCAACCATCAGAATCTTCGGAGAACCGCCCGATACGAACACCTCGGAAACAACGGTCTTAAGCAGAGCCTCAGTGAAGGTACGCTGTGTGCCATCGGTACGGGTCGAAACACCGATAGTCGCAGGGTCAGAACCACCCGAACCAACGTCCGAGTTAGTCTTGATCCACGACAGGATCGAGCCGAGCTTACGAGCAACAGTCGATGTACCAGCCGAGCGACCTTGGTTAGCCAACAGGATGGTTTCCAGATCGCGCTTCAGTTCAGCCGATGCCTTAGCCAACTGATAAGCCTTTTCCGACTTACGACCAGCCTTGTTCACTGTGTCCAGAGTACCAGAAACCTGAACGGTCTTTTGGATGATCTGGGTGTAGTTACCAAGACGGACGGTAGGAGACAGAGTTGCCGATGTAGCGTCTGCACCTTCAACAGCAGCGTTAGCCGTAGTAGCAGCAGCCAACGAGTCAGTCTGCCACTCGTGATAAACGGCGGTAGCCTTAGTCTTGCCAATCGATGACATGAATGGTGTCTCAGTTGGCGAGATGTCATAGATGATGTCGGTCAAATCTTCGCGCTGACCAATTGCGCTATGTGCTGTAAATGTAGGCATGATTCAATTCCTCATAAAAAACGTTCAAATGCTTTAGCGGCATCAGCAACCCTTCCGGTCTGCTTTGCCCTAGCCTTAAGTTTTTTCATTTCATCGCTACTATCACGAGGCTGAGAAACACCCGATTTCATTACCTTCGGAGCTTCATTCACCTTCTTCGTGATACCCGGCTTTGCAGACTGTAATTTGTCGTACTGCATCGCCTTCCATAGCGTTAAAACTTGTCGAGAGTCATAAACCCCCGATAATTCCTGTTCCGAGAAACCTAGCTTCTGACCAAACTCACGCAGTTCTCGCCGAGCTACCTCACCCTTCTGTGGGTCAGCATATTCAGGTATTGCCTCTGCCAGCTTACGAGCTTCAGCCTGTATTACATGACCGAGTTGCTCCTGACGTTCCTGATCCTGCTGCTGTGCAATTCGCTGTCGTTCAGCCTGAACTTGAGCTAACTGTTTTTCCCGCTGTGATAACTCTGCAACCTTAACTGCGTACCCAATAGGGTCGGTTTCCTTCAGATACTCCAGATTCTCAGTTTCCGGCTGCTGGTTAAGCATCTGCTCAATCACCTGCAACCGTTCTGCGTATTGGTCACGCAGATACCTAGCTTCCTCGATACGCGCCTTCTCTGCTTCTACGGCTTTGCGTTCTTCTGCTACAGCTTGCGATTTCTTCGTATAGTCTGTGCCAAGTTGATAAGACTTGATAAGCTCGTCAAGCGTTACCTCTTTTTCTTCACCAGCGGCTTTAACGCGGTATCGAGGCTGCTCGGCTTCTTCTTCGCCCTCATCTTGTTCTACCTCCGATTCGTCCTCTGCTTGCGCTTCGTATTCCTCGGATTCGGCTTCGCTATCGTTGGATTCGGCTTGCGTTTCCGGTTGTTCCTGCTCGGAGCCTTCCTCGCTGCCCATCAATCCCAAGATAGCGTTAGCTGCACCACCAACGTCTAACTGTGTATTCCCTTCCGGGGTCATACTTCCAGTATCGCTCATATATAGTTTCCTAAATTATATCGGGAACTGCCCGACTCAGTTACAAAATTTTCAGCCGCTTTTCGTCTATCAACTTCTGTGCCGATAGGCTCTCAAGGTAGGCTTCAATCTTCTCGAATGACCTTAGTTGCTGGTAAGCGTTTTCCCTTACCGCTGCATCACCAAACTCACTCATAGCAAATTTGTTAATCTCTACTGACCTGAGTTCTTCCATCATTGCCTGAAAGTACTCATCTCTCAGCAGATTCTCAGCCCATTGGGATTTGTCCATTAGTACCCCAATAATCCTATAGGAACACGCAATTCAGTCGGCGACGCAAATGGAGACATACCCTGAGACTGACGATAGTTAGCAAATAACTCAGCCTTTCGGTACATATCATCAGTTACGTCATTTCCTCTAAGCAATGAATTAACCTCATCTTGCGTAAGGGTTGGAACCAACGCCGGAAAACTTCTACCGCTGTCATCCGTCATTGAAATCTCAGTAGCAAATCCCTCTCTTGCTGGCAACATTCCAAAATAACCCTTGCCCTTCATTTCTAGCGGCTCAGACATTTTTTCGGCAAATCTAGCACCGTAAGACCTAATCCCCTGCTGGATGATTTCGTCTAGCAATCCCATTTACATCTGCCTTGACGTCAAGTTACCTAGCTCTTTAATAGCCTTCAGGACAATATCAGCCTGTTTGTTACGGCTATCCTCGTCAGCCAAGTCCATCGCTAGAATCGCTTGCAACTGCTTGACCGCTAGTTCTGCCTCACGAATCCGCATATCTGCTGCGTTTTGCTCGGCTTTCATAGCAATCTCAATACCCTTACGAGTATATTCAGCCTCCATCGACTGCTTCTCTAGCTGGAGCTTTGCAGCCTCAATCTGAGCCTTAGCCTCTGTTTTCTCACGCTCTACCTGAGCTAACAGACGAGTAGCCTCTGCTTGCATATCTGGTGGCGGTTCCTGTGGCTGCGACATTTGAGCGTTCTGCTCAGGGCTGATTTCGTTAATGAAAGCCTTAGCATCCTTGAAGCCAGCCGATTCAATCAGTCTAGCCAAAGTATCCCGGTACTGAGCCACAGAGACAAGCGGATTACTCGGACCGAACTGCATCAAGGCTTGCTCCTGCTTGCCTAGAATCATCTGGAGCATAGCTAGCTTTTGATCCCGGTCACCTGAACCCAAGCCGACGTTAATAGCCACATCGTACTGATTCGTCCATGTACGAGGGTCAAACTGCACAAACTTGCCACGCATACGGACAATCTTGGCTTGGTCTTGGTACTTGCCCAATAGGTGCAAAATGCCCTTAAACAGCGATTTAACGCCTGTCTCAGCAAAGATTCGAGCAATCAGTTCCAACTTGCCAGAGTTCGACTTCATCATCGCGGCAATAGCCGTAGCCGATACGTTATTCAGCACGTCAGGGTCAAGACCCTGTTGCTGGTCGCTAACGCCTGTACGCTTAGCCTGAACTTGATCCATGTACTCAAGCATCGGGAAAGCCTGAGCCGTTACCGCAGGAACCTCGATAGGCTGCAAAGCACCAGCCGACTTCATGCGAATAATCCCACCCGGAGTAGCGTTTAGCGCATCATCCAAGTTCACCTGACCATCGACCACACCCAGACGGGCATTGTTCGTTAGGTACAGGTTGTCGAGCATTTGACGAGTAACAGTGGACTTGATTAGCTGAATGTCCATCGTCCGGTCTGCCAAGCTCTGACCAAAAAATTTATGCGGGATCGGGATAGGACACAGGCTGTGGAACGGAACTAGATCACACTCCTCGTCATCTAGGATTTCGTTGCCAGCGTAAACAATCTTCCGTAACTCTGCGATACCGTCGCCATTTATATCAATTTTGATATAGCACTCATAGACCTCACAGACCTGCATCGTAGGGTCAAGGCTGATATTCTCATCCGGCTGTTCACCCTGAGAGAATCGGGCTACTCGCTCGACTGTGTACTGCAAGTCATCGTAAGAAGGCAATCCCTCGACCACATCCTTATCGAACCCCATCGCCACCAACTCTGAGCGAGTCATCAAGCGACGATGAGCCACAAACGGACTATCTTCAATGGTTCTTGCCGATTTGCTAATCAGGAATTCTTCAGGCGGTACGTTCTCAATCTTCACACAACCGTACTTTTTGACCTTCTTGACCTTGACATCAAAGTAAGGAATCTGGATCGGGAAGCCCATCGGGTCAACGCCACCGTCAACAAACTCAACGTTACGGCTGACCACCTCGATAGCAGGGTCAGACAGCAGCAGGGCTAGCTCATCCTCTGTCAGGTTCTTGTAAGATTCCTTGTTGACATCCTCTTTGGCATCCCAATAAGCCTTGACTACGCCGACCTTCATCATCAGCGCGTCTTTGAACCAGTTATGCAGGAGGATTAGACCGTCATTCTCGCGGTAGAACACCCAGTTACAGTAGTCTGTAGCCTGTTTAGCGGACTGCTCATCTTCTGGAGTCTGTGGCTCAAAAGAGACAATATCCTCGGTAGTCGTAAAGACTCGGATAAGTTGCGGCAACGCACCATCGATAGCCTCAGCTACCTCACCAGTGACGATCTGGCTGCGTCCTTCAATCTCGTTACCATAGGGATAACGTAGGTAATACTCTAGGGCTTTTGCCCGTTGGTCTGTAGTCTCGGTATCAATGTAACCGATGGAATTATCGATTTCATTCTCGATAATGCTCTTGATCTGACCGGAATCCATCTTCATAGCACATCCTTACGGAGTTTTGCCTATTATACAATCCATTTTGTAGAAATTGGCAACGTTGTCTGCCATGAACTATCTCGCTCGTCAAGACCTATTGCAAGGTATCTAAAAGCGTCAGACGCATGGCTAGACCAGTCGTGCAACGGCTTCTCATAGAATATCTGCCGCTTCTCGTCATGCTCCCGACGGTAGTTCCTTAGCGCATCTAGCCCCTGCTTGACCCTCGGATGGAACCAGCACCGAGGCAACAATCTCCTGACAGCTTGTATCCCATCAGCTACATTAAGTCTAGGCGCAACCGTTATCGATAGCCCTGCTTCCTCTAAGACTTCCTTACGGCTCTTACCTGTGCCTAATTCCCTTACTTGTACGTCATGCGGCAGGATATGGCTAAATCCCTCGTAATCGTTCTCTCGTAGCCAGTTGACGTACCAATCTAATCCCTGTCCATGGTTTTCGACGAAATCGAGTAATCTAATCTCTTTTCCAGCCAGTTGAGCAACCCATATAGCCGTAGAGTCACCCATTCCAATATCCCATGCAGTAAAGCTACGGCACAGATCGTCGCGAGGAAAGTCAGTAATATGATGATCCCTTTCAAGCTCGTTAATAATTTTGCCATAATAAGACCCCTCAACCGCTGCGTTAAAGGAACACTCAAACTCTTGGTTGTACTTGTCCTCCCCCATCTCTCGATAGGCAGCCTTTAGCTCGGATTCAGGCAATATCTTGGTCTTGCTAGCCTTGTACTCTAGATACTTCCAACCTTCTTCGGACTTGGCTCTTTCAGCTAGAGATTGAAAGGAATTTGCGCCTTTAGGAGTGCCAATGAAAGCACACCACCCAAGACGATCGGCAAGAGCAGGTCGGATGATTTCGTTCCAAATGCGTGGGTTCTGATCGCCAACTTCGTCGATAACCACGCCATCGAAATACTGACCGCGCAAGCTATCAGGATTATCAGACCCATAAAGACTAACCCTACGCCCCCAAAAATCAACCCGTAACTCAGCAATGTTTGCAGTTGCATTTAGCGGTCTCGTATATTCCAGCAGGTAATCCCAAGCGACCCTCTTGGCTTGGCTATAGGTCGGAGCGATATACGCAAACCGAGGATTCGGTTTCTCGCACTCTATCGCGGCTTTGATAAGGTGGTTGATAGCCGAAACAGTCTTCCCCATGCGACGATGGGCAACCACCACAGTAAAACGATGCTGCTCAATGGCATGGTGGATTTCCTCCTGCTGCTCCCTTGGCTCGTAAGGAATGACAATCTCTGTCACTTAACGTATCCGCAGTTCAGGCACTTGTTGTTCACTAGGAACGCACTGCATTGTGGGCAATTTACTGGCTTGTAACTCATTTCTTACCTCCCCATCTGATAACCATCTCCTGAGCTTCCCCGTCCTTACCTGTCACCTCAGTCCTTGCCAGCTTAGGTATGTGATACTCAGAGAGCTTCTGCATTAGGTCTAGTGCCTTAGCCGGATCAGGTTTCAACCCTAGCACCTCATCGCCCTCAGCTACCCTCTGTAGCCATCTGTCCATGTAAGGCACGTTCTTCTCTAACAGAGTCGCTATAGCGTTACGCACTACTGTAGTGGACTTGTTAAGGCTTCCTGCTGGTCTGCCCTTCCCTGCGTTAGTTAAGCCGGGATATTTATTTTCTTCATCTTTAGTGATTTCTGTTTCCATTTTTGCATTATCCTCTGGATGTCATGCTTACTTCTTTGGCAATTTTTGTAAATTTATCTTTGATAATTGTTCTGGAGACAAGATGAATTGGTTATCTACTTCTTGGAATGGAATCCCCATATTTGTGAGTCTTTGATACATTTTTTTAGTCGCATCACTCGCAACTGTGTCTGATTTCCAACCCATTTTGTTTTGTTTGGCTACGTCCAATGCTTGCAAGTACAGTCTTGTTGCCGTTCCTTTTCCACCAACTTTTTCAGGCTCATCCAAGACCTCTAAATAAGCGTTCATGTACTTTGGGTCAAACTCATCGCGAGATGTTGTCAATATAATATCTGGATTTTTATTTTCTTTAAAAACAAATCGATTCATCCGATCAACTGTCATATCTACAGTAGGCTTCTGTGGCTTCTTAAAATAGTTTTCCATGTTTTTTATCGTTTGACGCTCATACTGCCTTTTAGTTATTTCTTTATTAATTAGCTTATCTTCTAGTTCTTGGCTAAACCAAGGGGCATTTGAACTGAGTGTTTCTTTGTTAGCGGCTTCTGGCAATTTGCCCATTAACTTTTCTTCACCATATATCCGCTTGTAAGACATTCCAGCATCTTCAGCCTTACTATATAAATTTCTTAAATTTTCTACTGCTGATTCTGATAACTTTCCTACGGCTGGAGATTGCCCTAAGTATTGACTCAAATCGGCTAATGCTACTCCTACCGGCATCTTAGTGTAGTTGGCAGGAACTTCAATACCGTAAGCCTTAGCCTGAGTTACCAAATCGCTAATTGCTTTCCTAGCTGTTGCTTCAGCAGGATTGACAGATTTCCCCACACTTAGAGCCATTGGCACAGCCAGCAAGCCAGTTTTAGCCATTGAAGCAGGATTAACCGCACTAGAAACTAATTCCGTCGTTTCTCCTAGCAATCCCTCTTGCGGAGGAGGCAACAAACCCTTTGACGTTAGGTATGCCGTTGAGCCTACTGCTTGCTCTGGCTTCATCATCCCAGTCATCGTAAATGGCAAAGCAGCCAAATCTACGAAACCTGTAGCCAACTGCGGAACTCCCCTAGCTGCCGCTAAACCGAGTTTCCTGAGAGTTTCCGTCATATCAGCCATAGATAGCCTCGTACATATCTGGGCGGTTTTCCATTATCCACACCCTCGGTTCCTCATGGCTCTTTTTGAAATCAACGCCTATCGTCTGGCTCCCTGCATGATGCACATAAGCCCTACTGACGAAATGCTGATAACCCGCCACGTTTAAGTCATGACATATTATATTATCTGAATACCAATTAGTTGATGGGAACTTGGCTACATTCCATGCTTCCCGGCTAATACTCGCCCAGATAGGCGCAATTACCGGAGCAACCTTGATCTGCTGCTCACTTTCCCACGCTAATGAGCTTCGTCTATCCCCATCTACCGGGAACCGTATGTTCTGATCCGGCAATACATAGTCGCTCCTAGCCCCCAGAAACCCGACTTTGAAGCCTCTTTCTCTCAAAACCTCAGTGTCTTCCCGCATTAACGATAGCGTATTTGGATTAAGAACCACGTCATCGTTAGCTAAAATTAATGAGTCAAACTTTCCATGCTCAAAGGCGTAGTCGATGGCTGCGTTATAAGCATCTCCGAAATTGGTAGCAGGATTGGGTCGGTAGATGAGATTGTCTGTGATTTCTCTTGCTCTTGCCCATAATCCCAGATTATTACTACATAAGTAAACGGGCAGCTTGTCACCATAAACGCGAATAGACTCCAGCAGCACCGTTATGCCGGGATTGTTTACCGTACAGATTACGATTGCTTGCATACGCCCCAGAAATACAAATCTGCCGGACTAGCGTTAGTCGAAAACTCATAAGTTGCAAACTTTGATAGATCGCAGTTTTCTCTAATATCCTGCTCCGTTAGGTTCCGGTAGTAATCACCGCAAAATGGCGCATCATCCGGGCTTGTGCGCCTCGTTCCATGCTCAGACCTACCAGTAGTAGCACAGGTAAAGAAAACCAGCCCTGAAGCCATCCTAGCCATGTTATTGAAGGTTTTTACCCACTCAGGATTATGTTCAAAACACTCGCAACTAGCCACTACGTCGAAACTGCTGTCTGGATAGGTCAATTCCTCACCCTTAGCCACTACGTCAACGCCTCGACCCTCACCCAGATCAACCCCGGTATAGTCGCAGCCGACAAAGAATTGCCGGATAGAACCGTTAATGTCCAGACTGCCTATCTCTAAGACCTTAGCCTCGAAAAAATACTGTGGGAATTGCTTTTTAACGCTAGCAACAAAGTCTAGCTGGCTCTGGTGGCTCATTTTTTCTTGTTTCTTGCGGATATAGCGGCTGCTTTAGCCTTGGCATCGGCTTTTGAACTGGCTCCCCATGCCTTTAGACTCAGGAGCAATCGAGTAGGCTCACCGTTAGGTTTACGTTCTGCTCCGGGCATATTACCCATCCGGGCTAGAAATGAAGCACGACGAGGATTATCACCAGATTTAACAGGAGGCTTAAGATCAGAACCGGGATTTGCAGCCTCGTAAGACTTCCTACCCTTCTCATTTAGACCGCCAGCCTTATTCTTACCCTCAGTCCTCGTCCATGCCGGAGTTTTCTTCATCTTCCATTTCTCCGTATTCTTTGCCAGATTCACGTTTTGCCATCTTCAGCATAGTTTTCTGACGGTCGGTCATCTTTTCAGTAATCGGACCACCAGTTAGCCATGCCGAACAAGTCCGATCAGCGGCGCACTTGAACTCAAAAAGCTCACAATAGCCCAAATCAGCCTCATCCACGACCTCATTAGCATAAGTCTCAGCATCCGATTCCTCGCCCTGAATCCCTTTGACGATGCACTCCATCATCTCAGGAGTCTGGATAAATGCTGAACAATTGCCACAGCGCATCGTTTGAGCGTTCTCAGGAGTCGTATTCCACTCCTTAGCCCGTTTTTCCCAAAAATCCCCCGGTTCTTCAGGGTTTGCCGCACCGTAACCGACATTCTTGAAAGCCCAATCCCGCTTTTTCAGGTTGTACAGAATGTCGTAGGTGGCTCTAGGACAGGTTTTCATTTCTTCCTCGGCTTGGCTGTCTTAGCTGATTCTTTAAACGCCTGAGCAGTAGGCGCACCTTTAGAACCCGGTTTACGCATTTTCTCGCCAGAACCCTCAGCGATACGTTTCCGTTTAGCAGCGATATTCGCATAAAGTCCGGGCTTCATTTCTTCTTGCCCTTCTTAGCCATACCAGCCTCGCTCAAAGCAATGGCAATCGCCTGATCCTTGGACTTGACCACCTTGCCACCCTTACCGCTGTGCAAAGTGCCTTCCTTAAACTCCTTCATTACCTTGCCTACCTTTTTCTGCATCTTCGTCGGCTTCTTCACTTGACCTCCAGATAACCGTTTTCAAATAGTAAACCTATCGTCTTGCGATGCGCTTCTTCCCACATCTCGACCCGTTCCTGCTTGGATAAATTCTTACCCTGATCTAGCTCGGAATGACACAAAAAACAAAGGCTAGCAATTCGATAATCACTAGCCTTTATACTCTTTCCCTTGCCATCCCGCAACTGGTTGCTGTGTGCTGCTACTACTGTTCCGTCCTCCCGTCCGCAGTGGCAACACGGTAGCTTTCGGGCGATCTCTAGTAGCTTTTTGTTTCGGTAGTTCAATCTGTCGTTTTCTCCACATTTAGCATAGCCCTCTGGATTTCTTTGGCGAATTTCCTGATCTCAGGCTCGTGGTAATACTCAAGGTTTCCAAAGCAACGCTCCATCAAAGCGTCTATCTCACGCTGAGTCAGCTTCCTGATCCTGACGGGCAGATTCTCGAATAAAGGCTGTTGCATATAGCCTCACGATAGCTGCCCTCATTCTACCCTTTTTGATTAAATCTCTGGCTCGGATAATTAACGAAACTCTCACCCTCGTTGCACTCCTCGCAGCAGGTAACGATCTCTCCAGACATATCCCTAGCCCTCGGAACCTCATCCCAATCTACTACCCAACCGCAATACTCACATTGTGCCAAATTGCTATCATCGATCTCGTTCATTGTGTCACCCTATCCATTGTTCGATTAGAAGCCTCCTGAGACCGCCAGACATCGACGCGAGCCTGTGCTGCTATCAGCTTCCACCTAAGCTCCTCAGCAGCCTCTACAGCCGCCTGAAGCCCCTTTAGTAAGGCTTGGTACTCTGGGTGAGCATAAGCCTGATTTTCCCTGTCAGCGACCGTATTCCCGATAGCCTGACTGAACAGGATTGCTTTCTTGCTTTTCCGAAACTCCTCTAGGTAAGTAACCTCGGCTTTAGCCTTGGCGTAAGCCGTAGAGTTCCGGTAGATAAAGTCAATTGCCTCGTGAGGATCAACCTGCATACTCAACCTCACCGATAGCGATTCGGATAGCCTCAATGAGTTTCTCAGCGTTTTCAGGAGTTATGCAGAGATTCGCCGTGCCATTTCTTACGATAATGTTGATCCAGACATCTTCAGCAATAGTGTCAACGTAAATGCCTGTGTGCTGCTCTACGCCTTCGATTTTGATTGATTCCATGTTGCCCCCCTATAACGCCGGGGTTTCCCCCGGCTGGTTGATTAACGATGATTGCAATTTGCTGCTACGTTCTCAAAAAATCTTGCTCCCTTATATGCGCTACCTTGCTGAGTTCCGGGGCAAGAACACTGGATAACTAAACCGTATCGTGGGTCAATAAATGCTGGATGCAGCTTTGTTCCTGATCTGCCGATTTTTACTGAGCCTTGCTTGTTTACTTGGTTTTCCATTTGTTTCCCCTTTGTCAATACCGTGTTGGTATGGCTAAATCTTATCTATTACATTGCTTTGGGTAAACACATTTATTTCTATCGGTAAACACATTGCTATAGGTAAACACTATTCCCGGCAAACCTCTTTCACCGCCTTTATTGCGTCGATTACATTACTGACAACAGTTACCTGCCCTTTCCACGAGTGATGCCATAAGACCTGATCCGGCGTTAGCTTGGCTTTCTCATCCCGTTTTATCTCCAGCAGGACGTTTTTACCCTTGTAGCCTACTAAGATGTCTGGACAGCCCTTACCTACCGCATGGAGATGCTCGACTTCCATCCCCAAGCGTCTTAGCTCTTTGACGATCTCGACCTGATTGGAATCCACACGTTTATAGACCACGCCAATCTCCCCATGCGCCACGATTTCCTAAAGACCACTGTTTGCGGCAATCCTGCTCCAGCTTCTCCCGCCTCGCGTCCTTGACCTTAGATAAATATTCCAATGCCTTACCCCTATCCTCAGTACGCCAAGCTAATACTTGTCTGACTTCGCATCTATGCCTATGCTCCTCCACTTAGGATTCTCCATGCTGTTGCCGCCACAATTGGAACTTGTCCGTTCCCAATGGCTTTAAGTCTGTCCATCCTATTACCCATCCCATCAGGTATTCCGTTTGTTCTGGCATCACCTTCCCAAACGCTGTGACCCAATTCCTGCATCCAGCGTGTTTTTGCATTGACGGAGTGCAAAAGTTCGCCATCGTTGTCGGAGTATGCAAGTAACCAAAATCTTTCCCGAATATGGTCTGCACCCAAGTCTTTCGCGCTAAGGGGAAGTGCTTTGGTTTTGTAACCCATCGATTCGCAGTCGTTTGCTGCTTGGTCAATTGCAACTCTGCTGACGTTTTCGGCAAAAACGTACCGGGGAGCGACATCTGCCACGATTCTCCGCATCTCTGACCATAAATCGTCCGCTGTATTGCGTCCAGCCGCTGCTTTGGAATAGGCTTGGCATGGAAACCCGCCAGATACAACGTCAACAATTCCTTGCCAAGGTTTTCCGTCAAAGGTTTGAACGTCATCCCAAATCGGGAAAGCCGGGAGAAGTCCGTCATTTTGTCTTGCGACAAGTACGCTAGCTGCGTATGGTTCCCATTCGACTGCACAGACGGTTCTCCATCCGAGCAACTTTCCCCCAAGTATTCCTCCACCAGCACCCGCGAAAAGAGCCAACTCATTCACATTACCCCCGAAATGATCCATTATTGTCAAAGTCAATTCTCGCCCCTATTCTTTCCACAAATTGCTGGCTTAGACTGTCGTACCATAAACCGTACCACTCCTGTCCGTCACCGTTTCGCTGCTTCTCGCACATTAGATAGGTATCCGGCTGCGTCTCGTCTATCTGCTCACCTCGGTTCTTAGCATTTTCCTTCTTCTTGTTGCGCCACACCAAAAAGACGTTATCTACCTGATCCGAGATAGAACCCGAACCCTTTAGGTCGTTCTTGTTCGGTTGCGTTTCGTCGGTCTGCTGCTTGCGGATATGGTGGACTAGGTGAACATGAACGTTATGATCTCTTGCTAGTGCCGTTAGCTCGTCGATAAAAGACTTCTGACCGTTAAAGTCATCCTCGTTCTTAACGCACTTCATTAGGCTGTCGATGATGATGTGCTTAACGCCTAGCTCTGTCGCGCAGTACCTCGACATAGCAATCACCTTCTCTGGTGACGTAGTTCCCTGCTGGTCGTAAAGATACATATTACTACCTAGAAACTTGTCCATCCGGTCAACCATCTTCGTGATGAATCCTGCCCTATCGTGAGTCAACGGATCATCCAACGATTCACCGGAGAACTGTCTAAGCATCCGCTGTAGCGTTCTCTCTGGCTTCATCTCAAACGACGCTATGCAGACCGATTGACCCTGCTTAACTAAGTGCAGCGCGATTTGACCTGTAATAAGCGATTTACCGCCACCGTTAGAACCAGCGTAAACCGTTACCTCGCCCTCACGATAGGCAAAAGAATCGTGCGTCTTAGTCCAAGGCATAACAACTTTTCGCTCTACTGTTTCCGATAGGTAGGACTCTTTGACCGATTCCAGCCAATCCCTAGCCTTCCTTACCCGGATCGTTACATCGTTAGCGTGAAGATACTTCTCAACGTCAATGGTTTCAGATTTCAGGATTCGGGCTTTCCTAGCCTCGTCTAGCTCTATCGCCCTTGCTTCAATGCTCATCGTTTCTCCCCATATTTGAACAGCAGTTCTTTTTTAATCAAAAACGCTTTCTTTTTGTTCCGATCTCCAGCACCTACAAACTCTACATATACCAATTTATTCTCGATAATGCAGTAAATAATGTCTTTAGGTCTGACCCATAAAAAAACGTCACCATCATAAAAAACCCACCACTTAGCTTCTGTCGCTAGTAATGCCGATGCATTACCAGACATCTCAACTTCAACAACCAGATTGCCTGTCTCGTTAGACATCGGGTCATACTTAACCTCAACGCCTGTGCCTGTCTCCGGTATCCATATGTCGTAGCCCTTGTAGCCATCTATTAACGTAGCGCATGGATACTTTTTACGGATACTCGCAAGCACCTGCATCTCGATGGCTACACCACGCTTTAGGTCATCGTGGAATGTCATTTCTCTCCTTAATCTTTGCCAATAACATCGCCGCGAACTCGCTAGGCTTTTTCGTTAGGTTCCAAATAGCCTTAATCTCTGCGGTAGATAAGTCTTTCCATTCTGCAACTGGCTCCTCTGGCTCAGGCTCTTTCGGGAACTCAATTAGCGGCTCTCCGGCTAGTCGATCAGCAAGGGCTTTCGTTAAGGCATGGTTTGTGTACATCAGCCGCAGAATCTTTAGTAGCTCCTCAGCCTCATCTCTTGTGAGTTCAATCGTCATAGTCTCCCCTATTGAATGTAAGAAACAGCTTCATTAATTCTGGATAGAGCCGTTTTAAGCCGTTTTCTGTCCTCGGCTGATACTTCCCTACCCTCGCTTACGTCAAACGCTGCTATGGACGTAATAAGTGCCTCAAATTGGATTATTTTCAGCAGGTCTGTTGCGTAAAACGGTCTCCTCACAGGTTTGTTGATATGGTTTGCCTTTAATCGGTCTAAATTGTTGTCGTTAGGAAATAGGTCTGTCAAGTCCATTCCAACCGCTTCAACGATTTGTTGCGCTGGACATCCGGCAAAGCACTTGAGCAGGATTCGACCGTCATCTGTTTCCGTTATGGCAAGGCTTGGTGATTTATCGCCATGAGCAGGACAGCAAGCAGTCCAGCGACCTTTAGAGCCTTTGACCTTTTCGAGTTTGTTTAGTAAGTCTCCAATCATCTTAGTCTCCGCAAAAACAGGCTATTGCTTCCTCATCCATGCCGAAAAAGTCTGTTTGCTTCTGGGCATAGTTCATCATTTCTTTGTAGCTCGGACGGTCTTTCCTAAACCTATCACCTTGACCAGTTGTTCCGTCACCACTTTGGACAAGTTCTTCCATCCTAGCCCACCAGATAGCCCTTTCCGGTTTCTCAGCGAT